TTATCCTGAGATGATGACTTCTGGTGAGATTGGATGTGTTACTTCTCATTTGAAAGCAATCAAGCATTGGATGGAAACTTCTGATAGTCCTTATGCAATCATTATGGAAGATGATTGCAATATTGATATTGCAAGATTTTGGAATTTTACTTGGGAAGACTTTATTGCAAGAGTTCCTTATTGTTGGGATGTAATTCAACTTGCAATTATTTGTACTGGAGATATTCATGTTCCTATTCATACTCGTTTTGTAAATGACTTTTCAACAGCATGTTATGTGATTACCAGACATCATGCGGAAAAATTAATTAAGTATCATGTTCGTGGAGAAAAATATAAACTTGATAATGGTGTAAAACCACGTCCAGTTGCAGATGATCTAATTTACAATTCTGGAGTTACTTATGCAACTCCCATGCTTCTTTATAAGATTGAATTGGGTTCATCAATTCATCCAGAACACATTGATATTTTTCATAGGAATAGTCATGATGGAATATTGAACTTCTGGCAGCAAACCGGTGCTCAAATGACCTTAGAACAAATCACTGATTATAATCCCTATCTTGGAAGGGTGACTGAAAGTTCAGCACAACAACAAAATTCTTAACCGTATCTTAATTGACACATCTGATATGGTTATGCTATGATACCATCAACTTAATCATCTTTTAAGATTTGGTTAAGCACCTCTATATACCAAGGTTTATCTAAAAAACCTTAATTGTCGTTTAGTACAAAACACAAATCTTTTATGAAACTCAAACAACTGATGCTTGCACCTGTTGCTCTGGGAATGGTTGCTCCTGTTGCTGCGAATGCGGCAGACCTTAATATGGCAGCAGTCAACCAATATGTTTCCGCAGAACAAGCTACCAGCGTCACACAATTTACTGATGTAAAACCCACCGATTGGGCTTATCAGGCACTTGGCAATCTGATTGAAAAGTATGGTTGCATTGCTGGTATGACCGACAGCACTTTTGCTGGCGGTAAGACCCTTACTCGTTTTGAAGCAGCGGCTCTTTTGAACTCCTGCCTTGAGCGTGTAACTGAGACAACTGATGAACTCCAGCGTCTTGCTACCGAGTTCGCTAATGAACTTCAAGTTCTTCGTGGTCGTGTTGCTAAACTGGAGAAGCAGTCTGCTGCTCTTCAGGCACAGCAGTTTTCTACCACCACCAAACTCAAAGGTGAAGCAACCTTCGTTCTGGGTAGTGTTGCAGGTGCTCGTCTTGCTAACAGCACTAATGTTGGAAACACTGCTTTCAACTATGACCTCCGCCTGAGTTTTGATACTTCCTTCACTGGTAAGGATCTGCTCAAGACCCGTCTGCGTTCTGGTAACTTCTCCTCGCAACCTTTCGGTTCTAGTTCCTCCTTGTTCAAACTGGACAAGGCAGAAACCTATGCGAACCAAGTCACTCTTGATCGTTTGTACTACAGCTTCCCTGGACTTGCTAAGGGTGTGACCCTGACTGCTGGTGCTCTGGTTCGTAACACTGAAATGGCTTGGTTGCCCACCGCATATCGTTCGGACATCCTTGACTTTTTCTCCGTTGCTGGTGCTCCTGGTGTCTATAACAAGGCAACTGGTTCTGGTTTCGGTGCTCAGTGGGTACAACCTACCAAGAAGGGTAAGCCTGGTTTCGTCGCTGGAATTAACTATGTTGCCCAGAATGGTAACGACAGCACCAAAGGTCAGTTTGATGAAGATGGTTCTCTGAACACTCTTGCTCAGATTGGTTATCGTGCTCCTCAGTACGGCATCGCATTCGGTTACCGCTATGGTACTGAAGGAACTCGTGTTCGTAACTTCAATGCTATCGGTGGTGGTTCTGGTGCTCTTGGTGCTAACCAAACCTCCAATGGTTATGCTATCAACGCATACTGGCAACCCAAGAAGTCGGGTATCATTCCTTCTGTGAGTGGTGCTTATGGTTGGAACACCGTAAGTCTGTCCAACAACCGCACGACTCCTAATGGTGCTACTGATTCACAAACTTGGTTCACTGGTCTTCAGTGGAGCGATGTGTTTGTGAAGGGTAATGCTGCTGGTTTTGCCATCGGTGCTCCTGGTAATGCTGCTTCTCTTGCTGCTGATCGCAAAGCGATTATGTGGGAAGCGTTCTATCGTTACAAGGTTAGCGATGCGATCAGCGTGACCCCTGCGGTTTTCTATGTGTCTAACAACCAAGGTCTGAAGAATGCTTCGGACAACTATGGTGGTGTGATCCAAACTACCTTCCGTTTCTGATAAACTACTCATAAGTTGAGTGGAACCACCCCTTTCTGGGGTGGTTTTTCAGTAAATGGACATATTTAACCTTCCGTTAACTTTAATCAAGTAAAATTACTACGAAGTTTTTTAATCCCAATGAAACTCAAACATATTGTTACACTCGGTCTTGCTTTTGCTCCTGCTGCTGCATTTGCTGGACCTGCTATTAATGGTGCTGGTGCTACCTTCCCTGCACCTATCTACCAGCGTTGGTTCCAAGATTACGCTGCTGCTACTGGTGAAAGAGTAAACTATCAGTCCGTTGGTTCTGGTGCTGGTATTCGCCAGTTCGTTGCTGGAACCGTTGACTTCGGTGCTTCTGATGAACCTATCAAGGCAAAAGAAGCTGCAAAGGTCAAGCGTGGTGTCGTTCAGATTCCTATGGTGGGTGGAACGATTGCGATTGCCTACAACAAACCTGGTTGTAAACTGAAACTGACTCAGAAACAAGTTGTTGATATCTTCTCTGGTCGTATTACTGACTATAAACAAGTCGGTTGTACTGCTGGTAAGATGACTGTTGTTCACCGTTCTGATGGTTCTGGAACAACTTATGCGTTCACTAACTCTCTTGATGCTTTTGGTGGTTGGGCTCCTGGTGTAGGTAAGTCTGTCAACTGGCCTACTGGTGTTGGTGCCAAAGGTAATGAAGGTGTGTCTGGTACGATCAAGAACACTCTTGGTGCCATTGGTTATGTGAATACTGGATTCGTTCGTCCCAATAAACTTCAAGCCGCAGTTCTTCAAAACAAAGCAGGTAAGTTTGTCGGACCCTCTGCTGTGACTGGTGCTGCCGCTCTGAACGGAATCAAACTGGATCCTGTAACTCTTGCTGGTGAAGATCCCAATCCCGCAGGTGCTCAAGCATATCCTATTGCTACCCTTACCTGGATTCTTGCTTATAAGAATGGTTATGCTCCTGGTAAGGCACAAGCAGTCCGTGATGCCATCAATTACGCTTTGAGTTCCAAGGCACAATCAATTGCTGATGATCTAGGTTATGTTCCCCTTGCTGGTTCGATTCTGAATCGTTCCCGCATTAAGGTCCAACAAGTCGGTATGGGTGAGAAGTAAACTACTCATAAGTTGAGTGAAACCACCCCCTTTTGGGGTGGTTTTTTATTGGTATACATAAGGAGAGTATTCATTTGGTATGATTAAAGTTTTTGATAATTTTCTTTCAGAAAAAGATTTTACTTATGTAAGTGATTATTGCTCAACTGCAAACTATACATATGGTGAGAGAGATAATTTTGATACCCCACCAGTAGGGATGGTTTCGGAAATCGCTCTTGACTCTGAATTTGCAAGTTTATTTCAAAATGTAATTAATCAAAAAATTTCTCAGGTTTCACCCTATAATCTTTATAGGTCTTATATCAACTGTTTTGCACCATCAGAAAATCCTTATTTTCATACAGATGGTGATGCTGGACTAACTCTTTTATATTATTCAAATAAAGATTGGAATTTGAATGATAATGGTGAAACCCAAATCATACTAAACAAACAAGTAGATCAAATAGTTGGTATTTTACCAATCCCAAATAGAATGTTAATCTTCGATGCAAATCTTGTTCATAGAGCAACCTCTTTTAGAGATAGGCATCGCTTTACAATCGCATTTAAGTATAACTAATGTCTCTTATTTCACAATTAGATAGGCAACTTGCCATCACTGCCTTTGAGCATTATGCTGATTTTCTAAAGAGTGAAATCTCTTTTATTGAAGATTCGCAACTAATTGACGATCCAAACTACCCAGAGTATCATACATACAAACAAGAGTTGTATGAGTTGAATACACTTCTCAACTGGGTACGTTTGGAGCACTACAAGAATGAAAATTAATCTTTGGTATTGTAAGGATATGGGATTGTGGAGGTGGACTCTTACTGATGATCGCCGTCCTGTAGTTCGACAAGAAAGCGGACAACAACCAGATCTTAGAGTTGCAATGAATGATGTTGCCAATACCGTAGAGTATGTGCTACAATGTAAGGATAGAAATTGATCGGGCGATTAACTCAGCGGTTAGAGTGTCTGCTTTACACGCAGAAAGTCCACAGTTCGAATCTGTGATTGCCCACTTTATAAATACCTAAAAAATGGTATAATGGAAAAGTTATACAAGTTAATTAGTGACATTCAGGCAAATCTTTTTCTCCTGTTTCATAAAACTTGGGTCTTTCACTGGAATGTTGTAGGACCTGATTTTTATCAACTTCATCAATTATTTAATGATCAGTATAATACTATGTTTGAAGAGATTGATCGTGTCTCTGAACATATGCGTTACCTGAACGTGAGACCAATTGGAACTTTGAGTAGAATCGTTGAAGTTTCTTCCGTAGGTGAGGGGTCAAGTTTAATTGAATTTGATGAGATTGGACAAAAGATTGTAACACCTGGAAAACCAGTTGTAAAAGCAGATGAGATGGTTAAACGTCTTATGCTTGATAATATTTTGGTCATTGAATTGTTGAAAGGATTATCTGAAGAAGCAGAAAATCAACAACAGTATGCAACCGCAAATCTTGCCCAAGATCTGATGGAATCTCATGGTAAATTTGTATGGATGTTGAGGGCATTTGTTGATAAGACTTCTAAGTTGTCTATCGAAGATTCTCAAGAAAAACCAATTCCAGTTCCAGAAGAAATTCCTCAAGAAGAAGTTTCACAATAATAAGTTTTGATATAAGGGTAATGAAAAATGGTAATCGTAAGATGCAAAGATTGTGGTGTTGAACTAGTCAGCCACCCAGCAAAAACTAAGTCGTGTGGTTGTTCAAATATGACTACTGTAAAGGGAGATACTATTACGGCAATTGATTTATCAAGAGTTGTTATGGTTGATTCTGAAAGAAAAAGAAACAAGTCAAATGTTTTGACCTCTGAAGATCTTGCCTATCAAGAAGCACGTAGAAATAGAAAAGTAAAACGTTTAGATTTTGAGATTCGTTAAAATTATTACATAATTTAAGATTCTCTTAAGCACTTTCTTGAAACCAACACATAGTTGACATAGTAAAAATACTCACTAGCATAACTAGTAGTATTCAACCTAAAACCCTATGGATCAGCACACCTACGATAATTGGGTGAAGATCAAGGAGACTTTCGAACAGTCTGGCAACACAGACAATATGTTTTATAAAAGATCAGTTGAAATTGTCAAAACCAGAAGAGATCCTCTGGCAAAGTTTTTTGGTGATGAAAAATGATACACGAACAAGAAGAATTGGTAACTCGTTCTGAAGTTCAGGAGATGATTGATGCCGCAATACGACGACACAACCGTAATGCTTCTATCATTAGTATGTGCGTCGGTTGGGTGGTTCTTGCTTTATTTGCTGAGGGACTCCTCCGACTAGTGGGTGTTATTCCACCATTACTACCATGGCTCAACATTACCCTGAAATAATAGGCATCGTCCTATTGTTGGTATTTGCTGCGACGATGTTTTATCAAGGAACTTGTATTATGAGAAATCAACGTGGTTATTCTTTACGTGACTATATGAAGCAAGATAGCACAACGATGCGTAAAAGAATAGAAGAACTACTCAAGGACAAATGATAACGATCACAGAAGAAGACTTGCAAGAATTACGAGAAATAGTTTTAAGACAAAAAATGGATGAGTTATTTGAAGAACCATCTACTTACGAGGAC